ACTTTATTTGTATCAGACTTTGCCGCACCGCTTGCTACTAGGTGTAAATCAAAATTTGATAGTCCGTGTTCTTGATGAACTGGATTTGGTGTATCAGTATTACAAACCATAATTGTCAAAACAGCATAAGATTTGCCGCCTGGGACAAGCAGTAAGTTTGTATCTGTACTTGCTATTGCTGTACTTGCTATGGCCATGTTTCTTTCCTTAAAATAACATGCTCAATAATAGAGCATTCTTTCTACTTATTATTTCTCCAGTAGTAGTGTTAGCATGTTTGAAGAACAAACCTGTACCACCTGTTTCCGGAGTTTTAACATAAAGTTTTAATCCGTCTGCTGGACCTGCTGGATCTGCTAGTGCATCATCAATCGCAGGAGTTGATGTTAGTGTCATATTATCAAGTACCTTAATACCTCCAGTACCTGGTGCTGACAAAACTAAATCTTGATCTGACGTTGTTGATTCAATCATGTTGTTTTGTATTCTAATATCTTGAATTTCAAATCTATCAGCAAATACTTTACCAACATTTACAGCATCAAGATCAAAGTTAATAACACTTTGTACTCCTGAAACTTCTCTATCTCTTACTTCAACAAATGATTTTGTTGTACTACCTTCTTCAATACGTCTTTGGAATGTACTTGTTAAGGCATTTACAATTTCGTCGTCGACATATTTTTTGTTTGGAATATGATCGTCATCTACAACACTACCTTCGTAGTTGTTAGTACCCGTTACACTTATAACACCTGTACCACTATTAATTAAGTACAAGTCTCCGCCGTTACTATCGATACTTACTGTTCTAATACCTACTAATGTATTTGCAAGATTTTTAAATACAAATCCTCCACTTACACTAGTGTCTGTTACTGGATCTGTCCATGTAAAAGTTTCGTCAAACACTATCTGAGCATCGGTTAATGTACCTCTATCAATTTGTAAACCTGCTGTGTTTAAAGTTATGCCTGTGCCACTTTCACCATAATTTACTGTAATAATATTATCTTGTACATCTAAATTAGTTGAATTAACTACTGTTTGTGAACCGCCTACAGTAATGTTTCCTGTAAAAACAACGTTTCCTTGTACAGGTCCTGTATCTAAAGTAATTGTCCCGCCAGGAGTTACTTTAATAATATAATCATTATTTGGTATACTTACAACACTTGCACTCATTTATATCACCTATATAGCAGTCAATATCATCAATGACTCTGTAGAATCATCTTGACATTCCCATGTAAATCTATTCCCATCGAAATCGACTGCTGTTCTGTTATGTACTTTCTTAATAATTTTTGGACTACTACCGGGAGCAATGCCAATAAGTGATGCTTCGAACTCTGCGCTCGGTGAAATTTTATTCACCAAGCGACAGATTCTTGTAATATTTCCAGCATCATTTGAACATAGGAACTTACCGTTACCGCGTTGAGTAACAATCTTACCTTCAATCAAACTCGTTCCGTCATGAAATCGAATTGGAATTGTAGGAGCCGCGTCAACGCCAGTTGCTCCAAAGTTCTTTTTATTGACTGGTCTACCCATGTTAGTCCTTATGCGTCATCTGTGAAATCATCATCATCTACGTTAGCAACGTCATCGTCGCCCGCTTCTTCCATACGCACAACGCCTGCTGAAGCCGCCGCGCCCATTTGATATGCTAATGATGTTCCTGCTAATGCGTTAGTTCCTGTTGCACTTGGCGCAACTACAGTAACTTTGCGTCCTGTAATTTTTGAAACTGTGTAAGTCTCTGCGTCATTGCCTAATACCATGATTGACATTTGTCCTGCTGTTAAAGCCGCTGGTAAAACACCAGTCTTTAGTGTACAAGTAAATTCAGTATCTGCCGCGCCTGTTTCAGCAACTACAAATCTTTTCGAACCTTTTTGCTTGATAATTGTTCCTTCTACTACGGCTGTACCGTTGTGGAATGAAACTTTAATTTCGTTTTTACCCGCAGTAGCACCTGCCGCCGCTGTTGTAAAATTTCTTTTGTTTAATGGTCTTCCCATTTGTTTCTCCTAAGTTACGTTCTAAGTAATACGCAGTGGGTCAATTCTGCATAAGTCCGCATCATACGGCACGATTATCGACACAAGTATTTATCAAATAAAAGTATATAGGAAAATTTGTCAAGAAAAAAGACACCGAAGTGCCTTTTTAAAATATAAGCAAAATAGGTAGGACTTGGTTACACCTACAAGCACGTACCTGAATACCATTCTAATACGTACAACCTAACCCCGCTAGTGACTGCGATGTGATACTGCGTATTTCTACTACAGCACCTGGGTACCACCCCTGGCTAGTCAAGTTCGACCCTTCTGGTAAAGGCCTCTTCCTTGCACTATAAACAAAAATTAATTACTTTTTTGTTGCTTATGTACTTAATATAACAGACTTTATATACAAAGTCAACCTCTTTTTTACCAAAATATTAAATTTTTTGTAATCTAGGATCTGTACTAAGTATGTTCTTTTCAGCTCTTGGTCTAGACAAACGCTTCTCAGCCATTTTGCGTATTATCGCTTTATGTGCTAATTCTGTTTTTCTTTTTTTGCGAGCTATTTCGAAGTCTTTGTAATTCATGACACTCTCCTCGTTAAAGTTAAGTGCGTTCCTTCGCTAATGCTACTTCCGGGCTTATTGCCTGAACGTTGTATTATTATTTAGTATCTAACACTTGAATAAATTCGTTTTCTCTATCCAAATATTTGAAGTCAATCTTTACAGGATCAAACTTGTCTAGTGCATCAAATACTATTCGTGTGTCTAACTCACCGCAAGTGTAGACATCTAATTGTATTAGTTTTGGAGATTGTTCGTCCCATATGTGTATTGCTACATGTGATGTTTCTATAATAGTAACACAAGTAAATCCTTTGTTACCTTCCATATCACAATACTTAACATAAGGACCCATCATAATCTTCATACCAATGTCTCTAATTAAATTAGAAGCCCAATCAGTAATAGTTTGTTCGCATATTGGAGGATTGCTTACTTCTGCTCGTACTATTAAATGTTTATGTTTCATAAGTTTTTGTTTATGTATAATTTATACCTTATTTGAAATAAAAAGTCAACCAGAAAATTTAATCATAAAAATAGGCGCCGTAGCGCCTATTTTGTAATTTATAATTGCTAAATCTTAGCTGAAGCTTAGGTTTCCGCTGTTTACTTCTACTTTTTCTAAGTAGTCAGCTGCGTTACCAAGCGATGAAGCTGTGTTTGATAACTCAACATATCCGTAACGTGTCATAAATGATACGACTGGCTCGAATGATGTTGGGTCAAGCACAACGCCTGAGCTCATTAGCGGGATGTATGGGCAATAGAATGCCGCTGCATCTGACTCGCTTGAGCCTTTGTAACCAACAAGTACATCATCGTCTGCAGCATATGTATTAACGTAAATTTTCATTGCGTTATTTAATGTGCCAACGAATTTTGTGTTTGTTGGAGCTTCAAATGCACCTTCAGTTGTTCTTGCAAACGCAGAAGTTGTTGCACTTTGTAGCACAGTTAAGATTGCAGGAGATACAACAGCCCAGTTACCTGCGCCTCTACGTGTTCTCTGTGCAATTCTGTTTGCCGCTCTGTTAACTAGAACTGCTAATGCAGCATGTTCGTCACCAACAAAAGTTGCAGTACCACTTACACCAGCTTGGTTGTAAGTATCTGTACCTGTACCTGCTAATGTAGCAAGTGAACCAAGAATTTCTTGGTCGATTTCAGCAGTAATTTCTTGTGCTAAAGCAGCCATAATTTCTGCTTCAACGTCGATACCATGCTGTGACTGTGCGTCCTGTGCAGATTCAAAAGTCCAGCGAGCTGATAGCTTTCTGGTTTTTGCTTCTACAGTTTGCTTTAAGATTTGAATTGACAATCTGTTACCAGCTGCCCCTTCAAGTGCTGCAGTAGCATCAGCTTTACCACTAGTGGCATTACCTGAATATGCTTCAGCAATCTTAAATGGTGAAAGTGCTTCTTCTCCAGCAACAGCACCGCTTGCGCCTGTGCCTGCTGTGTCTGAATAACGTACTCTCAATGTGTGGATTTGACCCACTGGTCCTGTCATAGGCTGAACACCAACGATCTCATTTGCGATCACAGTTGGCATTACACGTCTGATAACTGGTAAAATAACTCTGTTAAGAGTTGCAACATTACCGGCAGAGGTAGCACCTGCGGTGGCTGTCTCTGACAAATACTTACGAGTATTTTCCAAAGTGCTTGCCATCACCTGTTTCTTTGTGCCTGCTAGGCCTTCAAGAAGTGCAGTTTTGGTGTCCTGCCAGCGACTTTCTAATAGTTCTGACATTCGGTTTCTCCTTAATTTAATCCTGCAAGACGTCTAATATCAACCACGTTGTTATCATCCCTTGCATTGTCATGACTTGTTTTTTCTTCTCTATTGCCTGTATGTGATGTGCCTTCTGTCAATGTTGCCTTCTTTTCTGGAGTGTTACCGTCAATGACAGCCGGTAGGTACTTATCAAACTGTGTCTTTAGTTTGGCAGTTTGAACTGATTCCAGTAAATCTATCATAATTTCTTTTTGGTCTCTGTTAAGAGGACCAGTTAATTCGTTTATGACTTCTTTTCTTTGAGCTTTATTAGCCATACGCTTGATTTCTGCTTGTTTAGCTTCTGCTAAAGTTTGCTTTTCCTCAACCGATTTTTTAGCTTCTGTCAGCTGCTTGTCTTTTATCTTAATAACTTTCATCAACTTTGCAGTTTCTGAATTTTCATTAAGGTAGCTATTGCCATATTCAGCGGCAAATGCTTCAAACAGTTTACGCCCAAAATCATTTTTACGTGCTGCTTCAATATCTTCTTTTAACTGTCCAATTTCATTATTTAAAACTTTATCAGTTATAGAAGCTACCTTGGCCGCACTCTTTTCAACAAACTTTGTCTTAAGATCGTTGAAGTGTCCTTTCGCTTCACGAATTAATCTTACTTTCGTTTCAGCTAAGTCTTTTTTATCTTCATTAAACTCTGCAATTTCTTTTGCAAGTGATTCAACTACGAAATCTTCCAGCATACTAAACTTACTAGCAATGCCTTTTTGGTCTTCATGAAGTTCTTTTACTTCCTTTGCTAATGATTCAACTACAAATCCTCTTAGTAGAGTTGCATTTTCACGCATTGCAACAGCATATTTTGCTTTTGCTTCTGCAAGTTGTTTACGATCATCGGCAAATTCCTCAATTTCTGAAGCAAGACGTTCACTAACCATAGAGTCAATAGCCTCTACCATTGTTGATTTGTCGTGTTCATATTTTTGAGCAAACTCTTCACGAAGTTCAGCGGTAACTGCTTGACGATTTTCTTTAATCCTCGAGTTCCATGCTTCTTCGATTTCGTGGCGCACTTCTTCGGAAACTACATCATTTTCAAAAAGTGTTTTTAGTGCATCCAACATATTATTCTCCTTTTATTGGAGTCGACTGATTATATTAATCAGTGATTCTTTTAGATATTTTTGTGCCTTTGTGTCGTCTTTTGTAGCCTGTGCTAATTCGTAAGCCTTCATTCCGCCACGTGCATTCATTAGATGCT